GTTATCCCATAAATCTAAATCCCATTCACCAGTAAGTAAGATGGCGGGGTTGAAAGATATTTGGTTAGTTAAATCTACTGTTTCGTAATCGGTGCTTAGACCGCATAAAACAGTCGGTACTCCGTTATCGGTCTGTAGGATAGGGCGTACTAGGGTAAAGCGTTTTTGTTGCCCTCTAGACTCAAAATAAGAGTAGGCTTGCTGTACAAAACCTTTGATGTTTGTGCCTGCATCAGCAAATGAGTCATAAAAACGAGCTACAAAGCCAGTTCCACCAAAATACATATCCTCATCGCTCATTTCCCAACAATTTGCTGAAATATTGGTAAACCTACACCATGACTTCGTAATGTTGTGCATTACATATTGCTCAGTACCGCCTGTTACGGGGACATTGAGAATCAGCATATTGTATTTGGCTAGGTAGTTAATTTGCCAGCCAAAATTGCTTGAATAATTGTCTGTTGCTTGGCTAATAGCGTAGAAAATCTTATCGGTAATATTAACTCTAGGGTCTAAACGGGTCGATTGTAAGCCTGCCGATAGGGGGACTAAGCCTTGCTGGGTCAATAATAGGATGTCACCACCATATTTAAAGACGCATTTACGGGCAAAGGTAGAACCTATGTTCCAAATACCGATTAAAGACCAATCTGTTGGGTCGGATGGGTTAGAACCCTTGTAAACGGCTACTTCTCCGTTACTGGTAACAAATACGGCTAGGTCATCGACCCCGTAACCAGCGTCAATAGTCCAAGTTCCCATTGCTTGTAGGTATCCACCATTTTTAAAGATGCCCCCCAACGGAAATTTAGTGACCGCCCCGTTAATTGAGTCAACAGGTAAATACCAAAAATTAAGCGTGTTTTCTTCTACAAAATACAAACGCTCTTTAAATAAATTTACATACGCAAATGTATTAGAGTTGTTACCTGTAATAAAGTAATTAATCGTGTAAGTGCCTACTGTGCTCGCATTACCGCTTGGGGCAGTCGCCATCGTATAAGTGAGGGTCGAGCCACCCGTTACAGTAATGCGAAAAGTTCCATTAAACTCGGCAGGTATTGCTCCTGCGACTGTTATGGTGTTACCTGTAACAAGATTGTGGGCACTTGCAGTCGTTAGGGTGGCTGTTAGGTTACCCGTTCCACCCCTAGTAATGCTTGAAATAGTCTGAGCCGTTGATGTTGTAGCCGACCTAGACCACCTAGTACCATCATAAACGACCATTGGGTCAACCCCGTTGACAGCAGGCATAAAAGACCCACCCGCAGTCGTAATCATGGAGTGAATCCACTTACCATCGGTGTTTCCTGTAAGACTAGAGGTAGCCGTAGAGGTACTGGCATCATAAATAATCGTAGCCGTTGCCGCAAACAACTTGGTAGTCGTTGGACTAGCGTAACTCATTAGGGATAAAACAGCCCCAGCAATGCCTGTAGAGGTCTTGGTATATCCTTTTCTAAGGGTTACATCGGTAGGCGTAGGAAAGAAGTTGACCATCTGAACCGCATCTAAGGGGTTCATTTCAGCCAAAGAATCCCTAGCGTTCCACCCACCAATAGGGGATGGCAGAGAAGCGGTAACTGCTCGTCTTTGTTGAGCTACCGCCATTATGTTCCGTAGCCTGAATCAGGGATGTTAGCGTAACCAATTAAGACTTTGCTTGGGTATGGTGCAAACGATAAGGTAGCAGAGCCTTTGTCGTTGGCTTTAGCAACATTCAAATAGCGGAAATAATCAGCTTGTAGGGCAGTAGTATCAAACCCTTTGATTTGGAAATACTTAAGTTTTGTACCTAAAACCAAGACTGTATCGTCAAATATGGTCGTATCGGTATCTACAGTAAAGCTGTTTTTAACTGCACCAGCAGCACTTCTAGCCCAACCTTTTGAGCGGTATTCAAAGCCTAAATACTCTTGTGTGTTATATGGTGGCCAAATTTGGAACTTATCGCCTAGAATACGCCACCTAATGCGAGGGCCTGTTGAGATATAACCCGACTTAAGCCATTGCCATTGTTGGGCATCTTCAGGGCCAAGCATCTGCCAATGTTTTGTTTTATCCCAATGCGTATTATCCGTAATGGTTTCAAAGTCATTGGGTAAAGGGTACTTAGTCTGCGAAAAGGTAAAAGTCACGCTGGTATATGTACCACTAGCAAACTGGCTCATTACGATAGTAGATAAGCCTGTGCCTGAGTTGTAAGTTACGCTTGACACATAGGTATCTTGGTTAATGCCTGTGCCTGTAATGGTGTAATTGCTATTTAGGGCTGTAGCGTCACCTGTAACAATAATGTTATAACTAGCGTTGCTAACTGTACTGCCTGTAAAGGTTTGTGCATCGGTATAAAACCGATACTCCAACTGTAGAGCTTGCCAATCATATTCTTTTACCAAGTCATAGCCTTGACGATTCATTAGGGCTAGAACCTGTTGAACATCCTGATTAGTATTACCCGCCACATAGGTAGGAATAGCAAGGTTTAGCTCGCTAGTGGTCTGCTGAACAAGTTGGAGCATCGTTGATGACATATTAGACTTTCTCTACGACCTTTGGTTTACGAGTTTTTTTCTCACCAACTGCCGCAAGTACAGCCGCCATTTGTTCTTGCATTAGGGCGAGCTTCGCATCAGTTTCAGCCTTTATTTTAGCAGTTTCCTCATCTTTTTTGGCAAGTTCTTGCTTTAACTTATTAATTTCTTCATCCCGTTTACTAGCGTCTGCAGTTTCGGTAGCAAGGTTTAAATAGCTTTTAGCCTTGTCCCTAAATGAATGAGGTTGCATACCCGCAATCATTCCAATACGCTGTAACTGGTAATCTGAAGCATTAGCAATAGATTCGACTGTATAAAATTTTATACCTTTTAATTCTTGGGCTTGGGATTGACTGATTAAAGTCCATTGTTCTAAAGGTGTGCCCATCATATCGCTACTAGAGTCTTGACTAGCTTGATATTGAAGCCATTGTTTTGGAAAGCGTTGTTTATGGCTATCCCTTGCGTAGGTGTCAATTTCGGTTAGGTTATCCCCAGCAACCATAATGCGTACAAAGTCAAAGTCTTTAAATATGGGTCTGCCAGCTTCGCTTGATTCATGTTCTAGTTGAACGGCTCGCTTGTAAAATTTAACTGCCAAGCGTGAATCTGCGTCTTGGTTATCGCTATCTATTGCCATGTAATGCTCCTAAGTGGTTAGGGTTAAAAGAAAAAAGGGCTACCCGATTAAGAGTAACCCTTTGTTTTTACTACAAAAGTGTATTAAACACTAGCCTTGCTGAACCAACCATAATCGCCTGATGCCATAGAAGCACCTGATACATATGTACCTGCACCCAAAGTAACTTGGAATGTAGATGCGTTGATTACACAAGTAGCGGTTGAAGCCGCAATTGCAACACCAGCTTGTGCAAACACATAACGAAAGCCATCATTTCCAAAAGTTTGCGTTCCCAAGGGAGCAAAGTCAGGAATAGATACTGCCGTAGTGCCGTTAGTATAAGAAAAACTGATTGGAGTTGTGGTATTTAAATCAACTCCTGCTATAGGAAGAACTGAATAAGCCATGATAATTTCCTTTTTTAGGTTAATTGATTAAGTTGTCAAAAGACCCTGCAACTGTGCGTTGCTTGTGGTCATATTGCCAGCAAATCCATACAATTTTACAATCGCATCTTGGTTAATGGCTTGACGCTCACCACCGATAGGTACGAAATTACGCTCTTTATGTGGGCGGAAGAAGATGTAATTGGTGTTCAAGAGATACATATAGCTTGTATTTTCTTGTGCTCCAATACCACCACCTAGTACCACATCAGCAGATGTACCGCCACCATAGAACTTAAGGGATGCAAAACCTGCTGCACCACTTTCTTCGGTAGTAATACGCTGAATAGCCTGTAATGCGTTTACAAAGAACTGATACATATTGTTACCAGCGATGTACAAGTCAGCCTTGTCTGTGCCACGAATCTGCTTAATAGCGGCTTCGGTCATCTTAGCAAGCATCGTTGCTGAAGTTGCACCTGTGGTAATTTGGTTACGCCAAAAAGTAAAGTTGGCACGATTAATACCACCATAAGTACCTGTGGTTGGGGATACAGCGATAGCCGCAGCTAGTCCATCCACATTCTTACCGCCATTACCTGTTCCGTCACCATACAAATCGCCTGAAATGCGGTTCAATAAACGGGCTTCAGAAACTTGCATACGACCATCAATCAGGTCAATGATTGCTTCTTTGGAACTGTTTTGGAGCATTTCTAAACCACTCATAGTTACAGATGCAGCGTACTGAGCAATCTTGAACTGAGCAGCCGAGATTGGGCTATCAGGAGTAATGTTCAATACTTCATATCCGCTATACGAGTTAGCGTTGTTAGTAGCCGTATCATCATAGAAAATTTCTTCAAGGATGACATTACCACCCGAGAATGGGCGTACATTGCCCTTAGAGTTAAGTCTTTGCAGAATCGCATTGTTCTGCGTTAAGTTATCAGCCAATTCACCGCTACGACTTTGAATGGTGGTAGCGATAATATCGGTGATTGCTGAGTTAGCAAATGCCATGATTTATCCTTTATTAGTTAATTAAAGCCTACCGCTCTCTGCTTCGGCCATTTGAGCCATCAGTAAAGAACGCCTGTCCTTTGCTTCGACTTTCGCCTGCGTTCCGTTAGGAGTAACGGATTTTGGACTAACAGCCGTTGCTTTAGCTCTAGCTACTTGCTGTGCCTTAGATGCTTGCTTTGTAGCGTTGCTCAGGAGTTTTTCCTGTTCCAACCTAAATGCTTCATCGTTCATACGCACCGCTTTGGCATAAGCCGTTTCAAGGTCTTGGGCCTTACCTAGCTCAAGTAGTTGAGCCATTTCTTCCCTAACCATATCAAAGTGCGGAAACCGCTCTTTGTCACTTCGTACTCGCTCAATCTCATTATTCAATCGAGCTTGTTCTTCTTGCTCAAACCGCCCTTTTATCGTGCTAACCTCTTGATTAACTTGATAAAGTTGTTGCATTAACTGTTGAGTATATGCGTCAACTGGTTGTTGCGGTTCGTTAATTTGATTTAAGTTTACTCCATAATCTTGTGCAAGTCTATGAAACATTTGCACTTTCTGTTCATGGGGAGCTTTGGTCAGAATCATGTGTGCCCGACCTAAGTTGTTTATCCATGCGGCAGGGTGGATTCCTTGTGCTTGGAGTTCTGGTACAAACGGGGTAATTGCTTCCTCAAGAGCCTTTGCTCGTTCCGCTTCCGCTTTATATACGCTAACGCCTTTTTTAAACTCGTTCTCTCTTTGGTTAAGGTATTCAAGATGTTTCTTACTTTCTTCTTTAGTTAATGTTTCGCCTTTGGCTATCTTATCCCAAAGAGGTAAAAGGTCTTTCTTCCAAGTTGTAGGCTTTGGTATATCGCTAATCTCAGGCTGTTCTTCGGGCTGTTCGGGTTCAGCCGTATCTTCTGCAACAGCCTCAACGCTTTCTTCCTCTGTAGGTTCTTCTGTTTCAGCGACAAACTGGCCCTTTTCATTGCGAGTAGGTTCGTCTTGAGATACTTCTTCTTGCACTTCCTCATGTTCCGCCTCATTCTCAACTTCATTCATTGCTGCTTCTAACATCTCTCTGCGGTCTGCCATGATTGCTCCTTATTTATACTTAAGTTTGGAATAAGCAAGCTCGGCAATTTTTTGTTTACGAGCTTCTTGGGTCTTGCGGTCAATTTGTACAGGCGTATGTTGGGCAGGCACATCATTGCCCAATTCAATCATTCGGTGCTGTTTTAGGTGGCTTCTATGGTGACTTCGGCTTTTAATCCATGAGCCATCGACCTGAGATACATAGCCTTCAATATCTGACATGACCATAGGTGCTTCTTTGGCGGTCATTTCTTGTTTTTGTTTCCATGCTTCTTCAGCTTCAGGTGTACCCAGTTTAAATCCCCAAAAAACTAGGTATGATTCCTTATCTGAATTTGTAACTATATGATTTGATTCAGAGTATCCGCATTTAGGGCATATCATTGAATTCTCCTTAACAGTTCGGGTAGTTGGTCGTATTCATTAGGTCGTAGGCATACTACAGAGTCGTACCAACGGGCGTTTTTCCACCGCCAACAGACAAATTCTTCTTTAGGTAGCAAAACAATGGTTCTAACCCCTAAAGCACCAGCAAGATGAGCCGTACCTGTATCAACAGTAACAACCCCCTTCATAGCTTTCATGTGTTGGGCGGTTTTTACCCAATCTTTTTTCCATCCATCGTCAGGAAGTGGGTTAAATAGCCCATCAGATTTAGGATTTAGGCTATAACAGTCATCTCCAACCAATTCTTCTATGTGTCGGTAGTCGATTGACTTAAGGTAATACAAGATTTGCTTAGATGCTTCCCAGTTCACCCCTATTTTGGGTTGAATGTTGCTAGGAATAGCGTGTAAATAGCCTTCAGAACCTATTATTTTCTTACGGGTTACGGGAAACATTGCTTTTACTAACGGATGGGATAGCGAAATGTAGTACGGGAGTGACATTGAGCCTATCCAATAGTCTGATTCGATGGCTGCACCTTCTGTCAAATTATTACTAAACACATCTACGCTATGAATCTGCCCTAAAAGGTAATGGAGTGTGCCTTCCTGTAAGACTACGACTTGTTTTGCCCCTAAAGCTTTTAAGGCTGGCAAGAATCTAGCAAACATAATAATGTCACCAAAGCCTTGCTCCATCTGTACTGTGATGGATTTACCCATTAAAGGTTCACCTCGCCATACAGGCATTTTTAAAGCAGGTGCGTAGGGTACAGCTTGTTCGGCAATTATTTCAGGATGCCACCGATACTCAAATAATCGAAAACCTTGGTCGTAACGCCCTGCGTGAAGATGGTCGTAACCTAACTTGTATTGGGCGTGTGGGTCTAAATTAGTAGTAATATGCTTTCCTCGTCATCTAAGTTAGCCAAGCGTCTGACTTCTAGTGCGAGGTACTCAGTTCTTAATCTGAGTGCTTCTTGTCTAAAAGCGACTGCCTTGCCTAAATTCAATTTTTGATTTTCAAGGTAGCTTATAGACCGTTGTAATTCTTTAGTATCGACTGACGGTGTATCAGCTTTAACCTCTTGAATAGATTGTAGTTTATTTTGTTTCTGTTTAGCAACTATTTTCGGTGGGTCAACCAAATTAGTAATTTGTTGCTTTCTGCGTTGTTTAGCCTCATTTTGGGCTTTTAATAGTGCAAGTTCTTTTGCCCGTATCTTGGCATCTATTCTTTTGGCCCGTCTTATTTCTTCAGGCGTAAAGCCATCGTGGGTATCAAATACAGGCGTTGGAGATAAAACTATCTGAAAAGTATTGTTTTGAAACGCATTAGCCTGAAAAACAGTTTGAAACATTAAAACACTCCGCCCGATACCCCTACAAAAGTAGTAGCAGTAATGGTCGTTCCAGTAATTGCTGCTGCTGTTGTACCACCAATAGCAGGTGGGCTAGATAAATCAAGCGTTCCACCAAGCGTTAAGTTGCCAGTTGTCGTAACTGTGCCACTTAAAGATAT